GATTATAAACCCGAACTCGTTTATAAACTAAATATAAACGAAGTTAGACAATTGGAAAAGATGTTAAGAAAGGACAAGATATTATGAGAAATTACCCCTCACTAAAATGGTTAGCAAGCCTTACACCATTACAGCACGATCAATACCTCAAGTATTCTAAACAAAAGCAAAATACCCGTTACCGTAATGAAGAATGGTACCTCACCTTCGACGAATGGTGCGTAATATGGAGCGAAAAGTGGCATCTTCGTAAAAAGGGCAGTAGTGGCTACATAATGTCGCGACAAGATCCCAGTGAACCTTGGTGTTATGACAATGTAATTACTATAAGTCGCAAAGCCTTGGGCTGGTTGGGACCAAAATGATTACTATAAGAAACGCAACCGGTGCTGATGTCGACAAAATAGTGGCTTTGGCTTTAATAGATTATGACTGTGAAATGGCGACAATATTCAACACAGATCCCTTAGAATATGGTAGGAATATATGTCTAGCTGTGGTCAATGGTTTCTATAACCCTGAGCTGGAAATGATTAAAGTAGCTTGTCGAGATGATGAAATAGTGGGCTATACTTGGGTGGTAAGGAACCAATACTCACCGTGGTCAACTGATGAAATAGCAGAAGTGAAAATATGTCACGTGAGTTTATCATTACCAGTGCGACAACGTATAGTACTAATTAACGAATTCATCTCCACTTGGGAAGCTTGGTCAAGAGCCATAGGAGTAAGGGTGTTGTGTAGCTCAACAGTGCGCAGTAGTCAATCGGCTTTTCTCAGAATACATGAACGTCGTGGGTACACGATAAGAGGCAGTATCGCATACAAAAAACTTTAATATTCTTCGTGAATATAGCCAAAAAACTAGGCAAAATTAAGACTTTTCTTGTAGAATACATAAATACATTACAAGAATTATTGAATCTGTGTTTGTAGTAGTAGCTTTACCAGGTTCCATATTCCGCACAAATCACGAGGCGAACACAGACCCAATGATTCTTGTATACCGATTGGAACCCGGTATTGTAATGGTAAAGTAATCAAAAAACTTCAACATTCTAAAGGTCAAGGTGACCAGGTTCTCCAAAAAAGGAGAATATAATGAAAACACACGATATCACAGCAGAAGAAATATTGGCACTGATTACCAAACGGTCCCAAGTATTGTCATTGGGCACTGATTATTTTGCTCGCAACACCCCCCCGCAAGAACTTAGTAATAGCGCCCCGCAAGAACTTAGTAATAGCGCCCCGCAAGAACTTAGTAATAGCGCCCCGCAAGAAGTATATAAAGATGCAAAGATGCAAAGATGCAAATATAATTCTTACGAAGCAAGAATGAGTGAGGTCTTGGCTACGCCATCGGATGGGGGAGAGACCAAAGCCCAGAGGGCTGTAGCCAATTTGGCTGGTAGTAATATAGCCCCCCCGCAAGAACTTAGTAATTGCGGGATAACCGGAATATCGGCCCAACATTGTAAAACTGAACACGGGGTTAAATTATTCCTCAATATACAAACACACGAGCAAAGTTTAACTGCCGATGTCACAGCATTAACAGCCGAACTGAAAAGACTGGATAGATTACGTCAATTGAAAATCAACCAAAATGACAGTTATGAATTCGAACAAAATATTTACCTTAGTACAATAAATGAATTTAAGCAATGGAACGAAGAATTGTCACCCGAAAGGAAAAAATTCTGTATGGGTAGATTACACGTCAGAGGAGCGCGAGCCGCGTGGATACCAGATGCTATGGTAGTGGGTAAATTTAATGATGAAGACCATTTAGAATATATAATATTACATATTGACAACAAAGAATACGAAATCAATTTAACCGATGAAGTCAGCCCAAGGCAAGCACAATATTACCACACTGCGGGGCATTGGGGTAAATTACAAACCAGCAAGCCCGTTAAGACTTGGGATCAATTGCCATGGAGAAGAATATAACAATAATACATAAATACTATTACACAAGAAAGGAAAAGTATATGACAACACAAAAATCATCAACATTATCATCAACCTCACCAGAGGCCTCAACACATGTGAGAACTACCATATTATCGTGGGGCAAATACCGTGGTAAACAGTATCAAGAAATACCCAACAGTTACCTCACTTGGTTAATTGAAAATATACCCGCACAAAAACGTGATCCTATTATAGACTTAGAGTTGGAATATCGCATCACCAACAATATCTCAGTTAAAGACGAATATCGACCCAAACTGACAAAAACTGAAGAGCTACTCACCGACATATTGGCTGTATTACGTGACCTTCGTGATGCAAAATAAAGGCAAAAAGGTAACATTATGCGTCGCCAAATTGTAAAAACAAGACGAGACAAACAGTACTATCACTTGAACTTGGTGTTAGAGGCCATAGTAAATGGCGAGTGGGATAACAGTGACATCGTTGCCCTTTACAGTGCTTTAGCCTTAGCTGAGATGAAGGTGGAGAAATTGCCAGAACAACAATATAGACCAATTAGTTGACAAAAATCCCCCTTAAACCCGGGATTTTGTCACAACTAACTAAATAATAGTGTAAATTATAACAAAGGAAAAGACTATGAAAGAAATTGCAAAAGCCACAGTAGAATTAACGCGAGATCTGTTAATATACCTTATATTGCCCATAGTAGCCATAAACATCTCACTTGAGATAGCTTATCATTACTGGAGCCTTACAGGTGTATTTACAGTAATGGCAATAGTATTTGTTTTAGCATATGCTCGCGCCGTATATCTATATATGAAATATTAAAGCACTCAAATGACCATTAGTCTTATTGTAGAAGCCACCGTGATTAATATGTATCCACCACAGCGGGTTAAAATCATACTACCAGTATGGTTAAAACCGGTAGATATTATTACACCTACAGAAATTAAAATATTTCATAATCCAAAAATCACCATATCAAATGATAAACCCAATGCCAGCATATATGATAGAACTGGTAATACGCCACCCACACCAGCACCCATAAATGATAATACCACTGATAATACCACTGATAAGCCACCCACACCACCCGTGGACACAAGTTTATCCGATAAGCCACCCGTGAGTAATTTAGTATCCAAAAATACCACCGTGTTATATACCTTATATTACTATAAAGGCAGCAGTAAATTATCAGTACCATTCGACACAATAACCAACGCATTACAATACAAAGCATTATATGTAAAAGGTGCGTATGAATTACATGATATATCAAATAATATCATAATGACAGGAATAAATTAAATGTATATATTAACATATTATAAATGGATAGAAACAGAAGCCGGCCAGGTATTGACTAAATTCGTCGAAGAATATGAGTCATTTATCTCAGCAGGAGAACATGCCACTGAACATGTAGAAGGTTACTACAAGATATACGATAGCAATCAAAATTTAGTCCACAGTGGAATGACGGATAAGCCGAGTGATTTATACGCTGGGTAAACAATGACACAAGACGAGAACCACGAAAAAAAGCCCGCACAAAATGGAGGTAAAAGACCCGGTGCGGGCCGTCCTCGCGGTGCCAGGAATCAGTTCTCAATGACCGCAGTATTAGAGGAGATTCGTGTTACCACAGGTTCAACCTTTGTAGAATTATTAGCACAAGGTTATAAAGAAAGCATAGAGAACAATGACAAGTATACAAGATTAAAGTATGAAAATATGTTAATAAACAAATTAGTCGCAGACAAACACAATGTAGACATAGTAGATAATACACCACAAGCCCGTGCGTTGTTATTTAATCAAGCCTTATTAAACATGACCAATCCCACAATAATAGATGTTGAGGCTAAGAGTAATGATGAATAACGAAAGTATTATTATAGTTAAAAAACCCAAGGGTAAATACAATGACAACAGTTGGTCAATACACAAACGTGATGCCCAACGTAAACGTAGCGTTAAATATCGTTATGGATTAACCCTAGAAGAATATACAAAGTTGGTAAAAATGAAGTGTGAAATATGTGGTAAGATTAAAAAGAATATGGTTATAGATCATAACCATGATTATCCAGGCACATTCCGCGGAGTCTTGTGTAATAGTTGTAATGTATTCCTCGGATGGTTCGAATCCAAACGTAGTAGTATAATTAAATATGCCAAAAGAAAGCCACAAAATGCCATTAAAAAAATCAAAAACACCTCAAGCATTTAAGCAAAATGTCGCAACTGAAGTTAAAGCTGGTAAACCTGTCAAGCAAGCAGTGGCTATTAGCTATGCTGTTAAACACCAAGCCAAAAGCACAAAATCAAAAAAGAAACATAAATAATACTAAAGGAAACCGCCATGCCATACACACCTCGCAGTAATCAAAAGGATACCAACATGACCTTTAATGGTCAAACCGCAAGTACTCCCACTAAAAGCTCTACCAAATATCAGGGCAATGCTTCAAAAGTTAGTCATCCAGAATTAATCTCGGGTGAAGGGCCCAAACGCAAAGCCGGTGACACCCGAGTGAAAACACCTATAAAAGGTGCCACACCAGTTGGACCACAGATTAAAGGTCAGCCAGATTATAGCGCACAGTGCGCACCAAATAATGTTAAAACAGGTATGAAGTATACAGCGGGCTTTGGCGGCGATGTAGACAAGATAAATATTGGATATAAAAAATAATGGCACAATTTCAACATTTAGGTTTTACTCAATTTATTGCCGCAAATACTACAAGTGGTAATACTCAAATTGTTATTACAAGAGGTGGTAATGTTACCTTAGGACAATTTAATATAGTAAATACAGATTTATCAAATAGTGTCGCAGTTAACTTTAGTTATTTGTCTACAACAGCCAATACTGTAGTTGCCAATGCCACAATTTCGGGCACAGGATTTGTAATAACTCCAGGACAATTATATCAACTTGATCTTACACAAGAATATAAAGCACCTTCAAATGTATATGTTACTGCTCAAACCGTACAAGGCATTGCCAACATTTATATTACACCAGTGTTTCTATCACCCGTAAAAATAAAAAATATCTAAGGAAATAATATGTCAAAAATAAAATCAGATTATATCTCTAATAAGATTAATCAAGCCCAAGGCCCACGACAAGGTAATCAACACATTGGCACCAAACGTGAAGAATTTATCAAAGATAAATCACAAGGCTGGAGACAAGAAATATGCGATGAGAGTATAGCGTTATTATCACGTCGCGGTGTCAAAGACTTTGTTGACCCCCAATTAGAACCATTGAGAAGCGTCGTCAAAGGCGGTGCTAATACCAAACTAAATGGTAAGACTAAAGTAAAAAGCGGCAACAACGTAAAATAAATTAAACCAAAGGAAATGTAATGAAAAAAGAAGAAGCACACAACAATATATGGGACACACCTTCAGTAACGGCGGGTTCACCTGAGGGTAAAGCACTGGTTAAAACCATAACCGACACCATTAAATCACCCGCCGCTGACAGCGAATTCACCCTTGACGGTTTACAAAATGACTTCCCCACTGCGACAGAGTTGGAAAGATTCGTATATGATCAAACTGGTTTGATATTATCATTAAAAGGTCGAGCAAACAGTTTAAAGTATACCATAGCCTTAAGTGCGTTAAATGGTGAGAAGATTGACGCAAAGTATTTAGGTACTGTTAATCCATACTATGACAAATTAGACGCCGTACCCACTGAAAACTTAAAGCCCGTACCCCCACGTGATGCTCGTTTACCACACATAGACACCATTCAGAATTCCTTTGTGTGTAGAACTATGACACATCCAGATGAAAACTTTCGAGCAGAAGATCGTAAGATAGATGTATTATTCCGCAAGTATACAAACGGTGCCATAAGTTATGAAGCATTGGGACCCTTGGACACCAGACCAGTTGGTGAGAAGCAAGACAAATTCGGCCGTATTCGCCCGGAGTATATTGTATGGGTAGATCCTCGCACTGGTGAGCAGTTATTACAACATGAGAATGGACAATTAACACCACGTGGTAAACTGTTGAGAGCAGAGATGATGAAAAAAGAAATCAACAGAGTTACAAACCAATGGGACATATGGATCGATCGTGATTATGTAGAAGAAGAATCAGGACAAAGTATTAACCCTTGGGTGAACTAATGAGTATTGCGCAACAACACTTAATAGAAGATGTTAAAATAAGCCAAAAGGTAAATAGTACTTTACGCTTGGCTTATTTAGAAAAGCGTATTGGCAACAGTGAACATATTCTCAGATTAATCAGCGAGAGATTACAAGCAGGCTTGGCCAAAGATCAAGAAACGAAAATAAACAACCCATCAACTTGGTTAATGTCACCCGAAGACATACATCACTTGAGTGAAAGCTTGTATTATGTTAACTGTGTGTTGAGTACCTTCAAAGAGGAACCCAACCATGTTACTACCACTTAATGTCATCGCCACCCGCGCATTAAAACAAACCCTTGAAGATAATAATCTCACAATAGCAGAGTACAACAACTGGACAACTGATGTTCAGTTAAAGTTCCAAGACTTGGTGATGAGTATAGCCGATGACATGCGGTATAATCAGCTTAAGTACTTTAGACCATTCCAGCATCAAATGAAATTCTTCGCAACTGGTAATAGCCCACGTCGCGGATTAATCGCCGGTAATAGAACTGGCAAGACCGTAGCCACCTGCTTCGAACTGGCTATGCACCTAACTGGATTATATCCCGAGTGGTGGGTGGGTAAAAGATTTACACAGGGTATATCCGCAGTGGTAGCCGGTGAATCGTGGCAACAAGTAGCCAACGTGTTACAAAATGAGTTATTGGGTACACGTGATGTTAAAATAACTCAAGACATTGGCACTGGCAGTATACCAAAAGACAATATCAAAATGGATACCATACGAGCCGATGGACCCAACGTTATAATGCTACAGATAAAACATGTTGCCGGTGACAGCAGTGAGCTAAGGTTTGTCAACTATACACAGGAAACTCGCCAGATGCAGGGATTCAAACTGGATTTGGTGGTGTTAGATGAGCAACCACCCGATGACTTCTTCTCAGAATTAGTAACAAGAACTGCGACAACACAAGGTCAAGTGTTATGTAGCTTTACACCATTAAAAGGCATGACCAAACTGGTAGAAAACTTCCTTGAAGCTAAACCAGGTTATGAGTATGTTCAGGTAGGTTGGAATAATGTTCCAGAATATAATTTATGGGGTGAGCCATTTTTGCTGGAGTCAACACGCAAGCAAATGATGGCAGACTGGATGCCTTATGAACGTGAAGCGAGACTAAATGGTAGACCCTTAATGGGCAAAGGTGCCGTATTCCAAATAGCCAATTGGCCCACATATAAAACAGGTGAATATGATTTTGCCACCATACCCAATGTACACCGTGTTATCTCCTTAGACTTGGGACTGGTAAATGATCAAACCGTAATTAGTCTAATATATTGGCAGCCCCAATCAAAAACACTGTGGCTTAATACTCAAATTGTATTAAACGGAGTTGAAGAAGCTGATCCAACATTATACATACAACATTTAATGCGTCCAGAAGTATATGGCACACCCATAGTATTACCGGCTGATGCTGGAACTCAAGGTAGATATACCATGTCATCATTGTCATTAAGAGAAATGTTTGAAAGTTATGAATTAAATGTCTTACCAGGTGCCATAATGAATCCACCAGACATACAGGGCCGTACTACCAACCATAAAAGTTATGGTATAAATATAATGCGACAAATGTTAACACAGGAAACATTCCTCATCAACGAAAACTGCGTTGAGTTCCTAAGACAAGCTAAAAATTATAGTGTAGACTTACATGGTAGATTTAGTGATCCAGATGATGCCATAGATAGCGCACGTTATGGACTCTTGGCTTGTTTACAAAATTTAGCAGAACCGTGGGATAACTTAAATCCAAGACAGCGTATGGCACAGTATCGTAATCAAGTTAAAAAAACCACTGACTATAATAAAACCAGTGAGTTAAAACAAGTATTTTCAACATAAGGAACTGTGAAATGAGTAAAGGTAGTAATCGTCGTCCAGGTGACGCAGAAAAATACAATAGTAATTGGGATTTAATATGGGGTAAAAAACCCGAGACCAAACCCAAACCCAAACCCAAACCCAAGCCAGTTAAAAAACCAAAGGCATCATAAATAATATATGCTTAATATTAAATTCAAAGTAGTAAATCATCTAAGTAGTCAAGGGGCTGAAGGTAGGTTCGTGCGTCTCCATACACAGTTGATTACAAAGATGGCGGCTTATTTAAGATATTGCGGAACAAAAAATGCCGTGAACAGGCAATCAGATTATCATTACCTCGGGTTATGTGTAAATGAATCAACCAGCCCCATCAATGGCATAGATTATATACACCCAGTTGTAAAGCCAGCAGTAGATTATGTCACCAGTGTAGTGGTTAAGGGCCTTATTCCTAATGGTGAGTTAAACTTTGAATTTGCCCCCAATGATGGCAATGATGATGAAGCAGCTCGCCAAGCTACTGAAATGGTGTCAAAGATACTTAACCAAGATAACGATCCTCATTATATATTACAACGTTGGGTTATGGATGCCGCTTTACATAAAAACGGTATGCTTATGGCTTTACCACAACGTGAGACCATAACTCGTTATGTAGAAATAGAAGGTACAACTGATCAATTAAAAGCCTTCGAACAACAAGCAAAAGATTCAGGCCTTACCCCATTGAGACAATCACGTAAAGCACATAGAGTAGACATCACTCAAGTGTTAAAAGAAACTCAACAATTCTTACAAAACTTACCGCAAGCACAACACGAAGCCAACATACAAGCAATAATAGACAATATGTCAAAACCTGAGGGTGAAGAAGAGCCCGCTGCCAATGTAGAGTTAGAACAAGGTGAATCAGTATTAAATGACAGTATAGCTCGCAATACCATACATAAAGCTAAATACAAGCTAACTGGGTATAACTTAAATATTAAATTCCGCAGTATAGCTCAACACTACTGGATATGCGACCCAACCGTACAAGAAATGAAGGATCAAGTATTTTGCGGATTCTATGATCCAATGACCATTCAAGAAGCCACACATTTGTATCCACAAATACAAGACCATATGGAAGACTTCCGCACGTATGCCGAGTATAATCAAACGGGTGTATTCCAATCGGGTTCAGTGTTAAACAACTTAGCCATACATGCTCGTGATTCAGTGCCAGTGATTGGTATACCAGTTGAAAGCGGTGTGGGTGCTGATCCAGACTCGAGACTAATATCAATTATTACCGTATGGGACAAATATGACATCGATGGTGACGGTGAGTTAGAGTTGATTAAAATAGTATACTCAGGTAGTTATATTATATCCGCAGAGGAAGTAGAATTTATACCAGTTGCCAATATGTGTCCAAAACCCTTGCCCGGCAACTTCTATGGTATGAGTATAGCCGAATCGGTAGTGCCAATGCAGGAATATATGACCAGTGCGTCACGTGCGGAAATAGCCTTGGGCTTACAAACCGCAGTGCCACGCATTGGTATTAAACCAGACCGTGTTGACTTCGAAATGTTCCAAGACGGTGAAGCAGCCATCTTTGTATTAGACAATAAATTCGACCCCACCACTGATGTATATCCATTGCCAATGCCCTCAGGTAATTTACAATTTATCGATGCGGCAATGTCACGTATGCAACAAGACACTATGGCTATTATTGGTATGACACA